TGGCCCATTGGATCATAGTAGGCACCCACCCCTTTCAATCCCACCGGCATCTCACCTTGCACCCCGCCTTCGGCACCCATGCCTTGCCAGAATGCACCGACAGCACCGATACCGGTCGTCAAGATGCGATCGAGTCGAGAGCCCGTCGGCGTGCCGTAAGCCGGATGCACGTAGAGCCGATCACCCGAATATTGCTGCCGCCGCGTACTGAAGCCGAGCCTCGTATTCCACGCCGCGGCAGTTCCCTGCATCCATTCGAGGGTGACCGTTCTGACCGGAGCCGCCATCGTTTCAAATCCGGTCGTGCCCACGAAATTGGCGATGTTCAAGGCAATCGGCGCCCCCGGAGTCAGCGCCGGCAAATACTGATCGCGGATCGTCAGCGTTCCCTCTTGCACGACATTGGCAACCGTCTTGTGGATCTCCGTCGCGAGCGTCGTCATGGCCGTCGTTGAGCCCTGGTCCCACCAGGAATCGTATTCCCGCACCAGTGACCGCTGCACGTTGAATCGCGTATACGCCGTCCCGGCGTAACCGGAGCTCGGATAGACCGCCGTCATCGTGCCCCGCGAATACGGCACCAGGATCATGATGTCCGTCGCCTGCTGCACCGATCCGCCGCCGGCAATCAAGTTCGACTGGGAATTGAAGTAAGAAACCCATGGCTGATAGAACCGGATGTATCCGTTCGTCGTGCCATCGTAGGGCACAATCTCGAACTGAGCGGGAAACTGGAACGGCACACCACCCGAAACGCCATTCACGACGCCCACCGGGAAGTTCGTCATCGTGACGCCGCCTTGGCTCGGACTCCAGGGAACCGAGTAAGGGAACTGCGAAGTTAAATGCTGGGCAACATAGATGTTCTTGATGTTCAATCGCCGGTAGGCTTCGCTCGCCGTCGTGTTCTGCCCTCGCACGTTGTACCGCGTGTACCCCGTGCTATCGAGCGGTCGATCCAGCGTCACAACCGAGGTGCCGCCCGCCGTCATCGCCGTGTTCGCCGTCACCCGCCGATGTTCATAACCCGTGATCGTCGTCGATAGCGGATTGATGACATCGATCTGAGCTTGAGCGTTCGAGAGCGCGTTAACCGCGAGCGTTTGCAGCGCGTCATCCGATTGAATTGTCACCGTTGTCGATGACTGCGTTGTGATCTTGCCAATCGAATAAGAGCCCTTGGGATAGAGAAAATCCTTCAGCGTCCACGTCGCTTCGGCATTGTCGCCCGAGGCGTTATGCGGATCGACCAGCGTGCCCTCGCCGAGCGATAGATAGGCCGGCTCGACGTTCGACCGGCCGCGAATCGTGACCGAGGTGTAATTCTCGCTCGTGTCCTCGGTCAGCGAGTCAAGCTCCGCGTGATCCGTTCCCAGCGTGATCGTCTGCGCGGTAAGTGAAAGCGTATCGATGATGCGAATCAAACCCGTCGGCGTGATGTAGCTGCACATCCGCGAGCCATACCATTGCTGAAGCAAGGCGTCGACCTGCGACCAGAGCTTGCTGCCGGTGAAGAATACCGGATCGGGGGGAACGACCGTTAATGCGTTTAACTGCGTCGTCGTGGTCGCATCCGTCGTGATGCCAAGCGCCGAGAGCTGGCTCGCATGCTGATTGAAGACGATCGTCAGAATACCGCCGACCGACTTGCCCGCGAAATTGACCTGATAGTTGGGGTTTGTCGCCGGCAAATTGAACACCATTGTCCAGGTGCCGTCGGATCCCGTTACCGGTATCTGGTATGCCGCGAATTGCTGCGACAAGCACCGGTAGCCGACGTTGATCACGCCCCGGCACCAGTTCGCCTGCGAACGGGAATAGATATTTCCGGTAAAGCTGGCCACGCCGCCAATGGTCAAGGTCACCGGCGCTTCAGGCGCAAACGAGCCCGGCGTCGTCGCCGTGCCCGACAGGATCTCGGTGAACTCGAGCTCCGATGGACCATCGATCCGCGATATCCATCGATTCAGGATCAGATGCGATGCCGGGCGGTTCACCGTCGAACCGCCGATCGTCAACGTTGAAATCGCCACGGCTTACTGATTCGGACCGCCGACCGCGTTCTCTTGCACGCCCTGCGCGAAATGCCGCCAGGCCCGCATCTCCAGCTCCTTCTGCCGGGCAAACATATCATTCTGCGATGCAAGACCATTCGCCACCTTGAACACCCAGTCGCGATCTTGCTGATATTCCTGAAGCTGCTGCGTGCCGCGCTGGAGTTGTTGATTCACGGCCTGCCGCGCCTGAAAATCAGCTTGCCGCTGCGCCCTTTCCTTCTCCCGCTCGGCCTGATCGGCCTCCCGTTCCATTCCCGCTCGCATGACCCGCTCGTTTTCCGCCCCGCGCTGGTTGAGATCCTCCGCGTCCTTGTTCCATTTGTTCCGCTTCTGCACCGCCTCCCGCCGCTGTGCCAGTTGTTGATTGAACGCCTCATCGGCTTCATCGGATTTGCGCTGGCCTTCGACCGTGGCCCCTTCCAGCTCGCGCCTGATATCTTCCGGCGCCACGCCCCGCAGCCGCCGCCGCGCCGCCTCGCCGGCCGGGCCCGCGATTTGCGCTTGCTCCAGCGTTTGCGCGGCGACCGCTCGCCGGGCATCCTCTTCCATTTTCGCAAGCGCAGCCTTGGCCGCCACGTTGGCCCGCTGCGCCGCGCGGTATGCCGGACCAGCGACCGGCATCTGTTGAACCGGCGTTATTTGTGCCTCGAGCGCTCGCACCTGTTCTTCGGGCATGAACTTGGCAATGTCCTCGCGATAGGCTTGCCGCTCGAGCTCCGCCTGCAATCTGGCCGCCGTTGGCCGCGCTTGCAGAATCGCCTTCACATTCGCCGCCTCTTCCGCCTCCGGCTCGGTCGGTGCTTCCTTGAGCTTTTTCAGGGCTTTGTCCAGGTCCTCTATCTGTTTCGCAAGCTCCTCCGTCTTCTTCTTGGCCTTCTCGATCTCTTCCTGCGTTTCGCCGCCGAATGCCTTCTGGAATTGCGGTATGAGTGCCGCCAATCCGATTGATATCACCGAAATCACGCCGGCAATGCCGCCAGAGAGACCAAGGTTCATCAGGAGCAACGGTATGTTGTTCTGTACCGAAGCAATCGCCCCGGCCAGGCCGCGTGTCCCGAGCTGCGACGTGAAATCCTGAACCGCGTACGAGCCCTGCAAAAGCGCCCGGCCGAAATCGCCGCCGGGCCCCATCGTCGCCGCCATCTGCTGTACTTCCTGCGTGGCTTGCGCCGTTGCTTGCGTCGCCCGCTGTGCGGCCGCCTGCTCGCTGTCCCACGCTTGCTCCGCCAGCTTCGCCGCCCGCTCCGTGGTCACTCCGAGCTGCGCAATCTTCTGCGTCAGCTCATCGACATTCTTCGAGCTCTGCGAGAGATCCAGAATGAGCCGGAATTGTTCGTCGGTTAACGCCATCAGACCACCGTTACCGTGAAGTCAGTCGTCGCCGTCTTGTCGAAGAAAAGTTGTGACGCCAAAGTCTGATACCCCGGCCCGTCGAGCGGCAAATCATCCGCAACCGAATCGATATAGCCCGACGCCTCGCCGTTGATCGTGACGCTGTGCGGAGTAGGAATACTCCAGGCGATCACCCACGCCAACGGCGTCTGCTGTTCGTAATCCTGGCGATAGGTCGCCGCCGTGTACTGCGGAATCAGCGAGAAATTGAAATCACGCCCGCAGTAGAGAGCGTCGGAAATCGTCTGCCCTTCATCCCACGTCGGCTGGAGAACATTTGTCAGTGCGATGTCAATCTGCTTGTATTTCGTGACCGCCGTGGCCGCCAGCGTGATATGTGTTTTGGTATCGACATGACAGTAAGGATTCTCGGTCGGATAGACCGATTCCGCCGGCTGCGGAAATGTCGTATACGTGTCATCGCGAGCCTGGAAGATCCAATCCATCTCGAGCGTGACATAATCCTGATTCGCGTTCGATGACAACCGCAGCGCCGACACCCGGCCGCCTAACAGCTTCCACGCTTGAACGCTATCCCAGTAGAGCGCCGAATACGACGGCAGCACATTCGCCGTCAGCTGCGTCGCCGCGTTCCAGACATAAGACGCCTGCGTCGGATAGAACAGCGTCTTCAATGTCCCCGTGAATTGCTGGCGATTGGCGACAACCTGGATTCTCCGGTTGCCGGCATCGGCGGAACGGATGATCTGGCGCATCACGGTGCGCCGCGGAGTGAAGCTGTTCCCCTGGTATAGCCGCGGGTAAAACGCCGCACCCGTCGCGTTGAATACGCCGTAGGTTGTTTCCTCAAGGAACTGGATCCAGGTTTGGCCTGCCCAACTCATCTGTTTTTCTCCCTCAACTCCTGATCAACATCGGAAAATCGATAATGCCACGACCGACAAAGAACGGTTGGGTCAGCTCGCCCATGTCCGGCATGTAATCAATCATTTGGCGAATCCGCGCCCGCGTCGGTGCTTCGACATCGGGATGCGGCCCGCGTATCTTGGCCCGGACCGCTTCGGCTTCGGCGACGTCAAGCGGGAAAATCGCCCGGCGAACGACGCCCCAGAAATTGAACAGGTTGTCAATGTTCGTTCCCCGCACCGCCATCAGGCAGTTGAGACTGAAGCCGCCGGCGTGCTGGCCTTCCGTCACCCAGTCCGATGTGATCGGCGACACCGACAGAGCGAGATAAGGGCATCGGTCGTAGGTCGGTGGAAGGAAATCGGCGTCCTCATCACGCAAGGCCGCGAAGTGGTTCAAGAGCGGACCCAGGACGCGATCATTCCTGAGCACCGATTCGATGGCGCGAAACGAGCCCGTTTCCACGCAATCGGGTACTTGCAAGCGTGGGGCTGATTTGAGCGACATTAGCGGCCGAAATATTCCCGCACCGCGAGATGAGCCCAGTTACGAAGCGCTTCCTGCGCCTTCTTCTTGCCATCCGGCCGCAAGCCCCGCAAATCCCAGTTTTGATGCTCAAATAGAGCCGGCAAGAAATGAAAACCGTCCACGTTCACGACCTCCTTCCATTCTCCCCATGCAATCCAGATGTTCGTGTTCGTTCTCAAGTGATCGGTCGCGAAATTGGTGATCACTCGCGAATACTGATCGCGAGGCGCCAGCGGTGGACCGCCCAGTATCTGGTATTCGGCCGTCTTCAGATTGTTGTTCCGCTCCACCCAACCGGGCCCGAATGGCGAAAACCCCTCGAATCGGCCGCGCTTGAGCCCGCGCCGCTGCGCCAGGCGAAAGCGTTTCAAATCCGCGTTGATCTGCTTGACGCCCTTTCCCTTGACTCGCACATTGACGCGATAGGGACCCGGAGCAATCGGCCGGTAATGCGGCTTGACCATCGGGATACCGTCTTTATTCGTGCCATCCAGCACGCCTTGCCGGTTATCCTCCTGCATGATGTGTTCCCATGATTCCATCAAGCTGGCCGCATTCAAATCCTTGAGCAAGTTCACCTTCGTTATGAGATCCCTCAACCCTTGCGGATCGTAAGTTACTGCCATGCCGTTCCGACCCATCCCAGGAACCTGGAAAAGAACCCGCGTGGAATTTGTGGCGTACGCGGCGCCGGAACCGTTCGCACTGGCGGAGGCAAAGCACGGCCTGGTTGCTCATGCACCGAGCGAATCAATCGCGAATAGGCCGGGCCCGATATCGGCGATTGAGCCGCCGGCGCCCTCGCACGCCCGAGCAAATCCGCCGGCGACGCCCCGTGCACCCACTTGCGCCGCTCTTCATAAGTGAGCGCTCCCCGCGTCGCCCCGATCGGCAGAATCGTCGATGGCAGCGGCTTGCGAGCCTTCTCCACGTACTTGCCCGCCTTCCACTTGTTCCACCGCTCCCATGCCTGCGCCCGGACTCGTGCCATCGCCGCTTGTGACAGGCCGAAGACATCGCGTCCCTGCTTTTTTTGGTATTCGAGGATGCGGGCGAAGCTGTCTCTCGTGTATGGATCGAACTTCCAGAACATCTCAACATGATCCGTGAATTCCCGCCCCGTCAGAAGCGACCGCACTCGCGACCTCTGCCAGGCTGGAATAAGCGGAGGCGCGTTCGGATCGCCCTTGCCGCTCGCCGTCATGGCTGAACGTCGATACTTCCGCGTTGCCGCCGAGATCGGCCTTAATGGCTGGCCGTCCTTGTCTAATCCCTTCGCAAGATCCCTATCCTTGGCCCCGAGCGACAGCTCGAGCACCCAGTGCCAGAACATTTTCTTGACCGGATCGGGGAATCCAACCAGATCGGGTGGTGCCAACGCATAGATCGAAAACCCGTCTTCCGATAGCACAATGCGGCCGATCATGCCTGGAATGTCACGCATTTCGACAGGTTGATGAACCATTCACCCTTGCCGTCGCCGTTGGTATCGATCTCCGCCGTGATCGCCGATGCCAGCCGTTCGGCCACCGTCCGATGATAGGTTCCCAGCGAGAATATCTTCTCATTCGAGCCGAGCATGCTACGCCCGACTTCACCCAGGGCGAAATGAGCGCATGCTTCCTTGATCCGCGGCCTGATCAGCAATTGATTCGCCTCGAGCGCGTTGATGATGGTTGGTGATGGTGCAATCCACCGGCGACCTGTCCCCGTCCCGAACGCGAACGCCGACTCGCTGTGAGCCCCGTACATGCCATAGAGCATGCCATCGAATCCGGCGATGACC